TTTACAACATTAAAAAGTAAACTAAATACATTGTTAAGTAATAATGTTCAATTAAAATAATATGGCAATAAACGATGATTTAAAAGGAAGATTGGGTTCAGTAAAAGATACCGCTGGTGGTATTACTGATACAGCTACTGGTGCCGTAAGTGGAGTAGCTGGTGCCGTTGGTAGTGCGGTTGGTAACGTATCTAATATAACTGGGCAAGTTGGAGATATAGCAAATTCAATACCTACTGAATTGCCCGAACTACCTGAGATACCTAAAGTAGAGATACCTGAACCACCAAAGCTACCTAAAATCAGATTACCTAAATTACCACCTCTTCCAAAATTTAGAAAAAAGAAATTAGAAGAAAATCCAAAAAGAAAGAAAGGATTACCAAAAATTCCACCTATTCCAGAAATACCATCGGTATCATTACCTCCAATACCAGAAGTACCAGACGTAGCTGGTGCAGTTGGTGGTGTAGTAAGTGGTGTAACCGATACAGTTGGTGGGGTGGTTAGTGGAGCTACTAATGCAGTTGGTGGAGTAGTAAGCGGAGCTACTAATGCAGTTGGTAACGTTACTAATAAACTTACATAAAATGTCTTGGGGATTATTCAAAAGAAACATACTAAGAAAAACAAATCCAAACTATAACACTTTAGATGTAAATAAAGTTGCAAAGATTTGGGCTGATGAATATGATGCGGCTGCAAAGCGTGGTAGAGATTTACTAAATCAAGAATCAATCAATAGAGGTAATAAACAAATAATGGAAACTCTTTTTAGAGTAGCATTATTAAAAGGATTAGCAACTCCGCCTGGTCAAAACTTTTCTTTGGTAAATGAATTTGGAAATGGTGTAAAAGCATATTGGGCTGGTGCTCAAATGAATCCATTCCCAATTCCACTTATTCCAGCGCCAGGTACAATTCAAAATATAGCAGTTAATTCAAATATAGTTAGTAATGTTGGTACTTGGCCGATGTATCCACCAATTAGACCAGCTCAACGGCAGGAAATAATGGTTAATATGTTTGTACTTGCAGCTATTGTACATTTATTTTCAATAGGTGGATTTATACAAACAACATCGTTATATCCATCGGCGCCATCACCAATACCAGCACCAGCGGTAATAGCTTGGACAGCATATCTAATTCCACCAGCTATTCCTATTCCAAATATAAACTTCCCATCTGCAGATGGTAGTGAACCAGCTATAATCCAACAACCAGATGATGAACCTATATCTCAGTTAGGACCTACTCAAGAATATGAAGAAGAGGAATTAGAACAAACTGATATATTAAGTGGTGATACATCATTACAAAACGTTATTGATACAACAATACCAGAGGATGTATTGGATGATGAATTAGAAAATATTTTACCTGATTTCATATCACAATTAGAAATGGGTGGAACAAAGTGTGAATAAAAATCAAAAAACAATAAAACAAATATTTATATAGAAAGGAAAACATTTTATACAATGGACACTGACAAATTAGTAAAAGCAATACAAATTATAGTTAAGGAGGAAATCAAAGTGATTCTTCCTAAACTCGTTAAAGAGGGTGTTAAGAAAGAAATGGCTAAGTTATTGAAAGAAAACAAAAAACTTAAAGAAGCTGTTACACCAAAAGAACCAACATTTATGGATAAAAATGTAGTGGAGGAACCAGTTCAACCACAAAAAACATTTAGTAAGAATCCAGCAATAAATGAGGTATTGGCACAAACACAACCTTTTAACTCACAACAAAGACAAGCAACTGGTGGTGAAGATTATAGAACTATGAACTTTAACACTAGTGATACACATACATTGGGTGCACAAAGTATCCAACAAAATATGGGTTACAATCAACCAGTTCAAACTGGAAATGCTGGAATGGATAAATTGTTAAATAAAGATTATAGACAATTATTACAAGCAGTAGAAAAGAAGAAAGGTCCTTGGAGACCGGGAATGTAATATAAATTATGGCAGTTGAGTTAGGAAGAAAGATTGTAAAGGATACCAAAGAGTTTGCAAATTATGCAATTGGTGTTACCTTACCATTAACATTTGGTGAGAATACATTCGAGCAAGCATTTCTAACCAAAGACCAAGTTAAATCAAATATTAAAAATCTTCTACTTACTAAAAAGGGGGAACGTATTATACAACCCGAATTTGGTAGTGGGTTACAATCATTATTGTTTGAACAAAACGTAGATGATTTAGAAGGTAGAATAGAAGATACTATAAACGAAAGTTTAGAACAATGGTTACCTTATGTTACGGCAGACGAGATTGATATTGAATCAACTGATGAATTGAGAGATAACAATAAATTAAATGTTTCAATTAAATTCAGAATAGGAGAGGATATTAATTTAGAAACTCTAACATTTACAGTACAGGGATAATAAGATATGGCAATAACAAAAACATCAAAGAACTTTAAAAATAAGGGTAAAGATATAAAGTACCTTAATAAAGATTTTTCTCAATTTAGAGGAAATCTAATTGAGTTTGCTAAAACTTATTTCCCACAAACATATTCAGATTTTAATGAATCATCACCGGGTATGATGTTCATAGAAATGGCATCGTATGTAGGTGATTCACTTTCATATTATGTAGATGATACCTTAAAGGAATCATTAATGACTCATGCTGATGATATTGAGAATGTGATAGCACTTTCACAATATTTAGGGTATAAACCGAAGGTAACCTCACCTGCGGTAACAACTCTTTCAGTTTATCAATTAGTTCCTTCAATAGGAAGTGGTGCAGATAATACTTATGATGAAACATATCTTTTAAGAATAAAAGAGGGAATGAGAGTTGAATCCTCTAATGGTGTACAATTTGTTACACAAGATGTAGTAGATTTTAATGATGAATTGGATAGAGAAATTTCTATATATCAAAGAGATGGTGTAAGTGGTGAAGTAACATTTTATTTAATAAAAAAATTAGTACAAGCTATTTCAGCAGAGGTAAAGACTGAAGAAGTAACATTTGGGGCATATGAAGAATTTCAAAGTATAGATTTAGGAGATACGAATGTTATTGATATCTATGATGTAAGGGATTCAAACGGAAATAAATTCTATGAAGTACCCTACTTAGCTCAAGAGTTAGTATTTGTTGATTATCCAAATACTGAAAATAATGATCCTGATTTATTTCAATTTAAATCAACAACTCCATATATTTTAAATACACTTAAAACATCTCGTAGATTTGTTAAACAAGTAAATCCAAATAGTACAACAACTATTCAGTTTGGAGCAGGAGACCCAACAGTTAGTGAAGAAACAATTATTCCTTCATTTAAAAATGTTGGATTAGGATTACCTAATTCTATTTCTAAATTAGAAGAATCATTTGACCCAACAAACTTTTTGAAAACTAAAACATATGGAACATCTCCATCTAATACAACTATGACTGTAAAGTATTTAGTTGGTGGTGGTGTAGAATCAAATGTAAAAAAAGGTACGATTACTCAAATCAATGGAGCTGAATATGAAGAAGATTTAACAAAATTTACATCAACTCAATTAGGTTTATACAATGCAGCTAAATCTTCAATAGCAGTAGATAATGAAGTTCCTGCAACTGGTGGTAAGGGTGGTGATACGATGGAAGAGATTAGACAAAATGCTTTGGCTAACTTTGGTTCACAAAATAGAGCAGTAACTGCTAAGGATTATCAAGTAAGAGCATTATCGATGCCAACTAAGTTTGGTTCGATTGCAAAAGCATACGCTACGGCAGATGGTACATTGGATAACAATTCACCATCTTCTATTTTAGCTTCACCTAACGTTCTTAATGAGTTTACTGATTTGGTAGAATCATTTGTAAACAAACCCGAAGAGGAGGAACCAGATAGAAAAGCAATTAAAGATGAACTTCAAAAATTCTTATTAGGAAAAACTTCTAATGAGAATGAAAAGAATAATCCGTTTGCTATTAATCTTTATTTATTAGGATATGATTCTGATAAAAAATTATCACTCCTTAATAGAGCAATAAAAGAAAATTTAAAAACATATCTTTCAGAATACAAAATTTTAACTGATGGTATAAACATAAATGATGGTTTTATTATTAACATAGGACTTGAGTTTGAAATCATTACATTAAAAAATTACAATAAGAGTGAAGTATTATCTGATTGTATATCTGAACTAAAAGAATATTTTGATATAGATAATTTTACATTTAATAACACAGTTAACATTTCTGAATTAGAATTAATTATAGCAAATGTTGATGGAGTTAGTTCAGTACCAAAATTAAAAATTATAAATAAGTGTGGTGGGCAATATGCAAACAATTCATACAATATAGAAGCGGCGATTAAAGATAAGATTTTATATCCATCTTTAGACCCATCGGTTTTCGAAATTAAATTTCCAGATTCGGATATAAAAGGAAGGGCAAGATAATGGCATACTATTTTTTAACAGCATCAAAAGATGCATCGGTGTACTTACAACAACCTGACCAAAACGCTGGTTTAGATGAGGTATTAGAGGTTAGTAAGGTTTACTATGGTAATATCAAAGATGTATCCAGAGCACTTCTTAAATTCGATGTAA